TCCTGCATCTTCTGCTTCCACACGGAAGCAGCGGACCTCAACGCAGCCCGGAACATCCGGGCGACGGCGGCTGTAACCCCGCCGGTAGTTCTCGCCGCGTAACCAGCGGCAGGGAAAAGCCCCTCCCTTCAGGGAGGGGATCGGTTATCGCCCGGCTCCCGGCCGCGCCAGCAGCCGCACCCGTCCCAGCGCCCATGGTCCGTCTCCCACGCCCTCGATGCGGAACCGCAGGCTACGCGTCTCGAGGCAGCAATCAATCAGCCCGTCGGGACGGGTGAGCTGATAGACGCCGAAATCGTCCTCCGGCCCCTCCGGCTCCCACTGCCCGAGCAACTGGAAGCACACCATTTCCGGGAACTTCAAATCCGGCGCCAGCCCTTCCAGGAATAGGCCGGTGTCGCCCTCGCCGTCCTGCAGGTCGCCGGTCTCGGCGTAGACCAAGGCCCCGCGCGGGTTGCCGTCGTCGAGCCAGCCGGTCTCGTGCTGGAAGATCAGGCCATCGGTGCGGCCGAGCAGCGGCAGCCCGAACGCGCCCGGCTCGCAGCCGGCGGTGCGGTCCCACTTCCCGGTCCACCACTGATCGCGGCCGTAGTGCCACGTGATGTAGCTGTCCGGCGTCGAATGGGCCGGGCTGCAGTAGCCCCAGGTGATCTCCGGAAACAGCCCGTTATGCCAGCCATAGGTCATCCCGCGGTAAACCGGGTTGACATCCTCGTCCAGGAACTCGGCCAGCGGGCAATCCAGCGGCGCGAGGCCGCCGTCCCACTTCCAGAACGTATGCGCCGACCACCAGATGCAGCGCCCCGACGCCGCGACCATCGCTTGCGGCCCGGCCGGCCCGCAGCCGGAGCCGACCCGCTGCAGCCCGTAGATGTAGGGGGTGCCGACGTAGCGCAGCAGGTGCACGTCGTCGTCGCAGAAGATCAGCACGCCCTCGGCCACCCGGCGCGCGGCGACGGCGGAGCCGGTGGAGCGGAGCTGCAGCGAGCCCGCGGTGTTGGTCGCGGTGGTGGCCCAGTCGGTCGGCAGCTCCTGGCTGCACCACGACACCCGGCGCGGATCGCCATCGGCGCCGAACACGACGATGTGCCGTTCCTCGGTCACGATCACGCCGCGGCCGCGCGGCGCGTTCGCCACCACCACCGGGCCGTTCACCACCGGCAGGTTCGGCGTCCACTGGAACAGCCGTCCGTCGGCCGAGCCCATGAACAGCAGGTCCTCGCCCCAATTGTCCAGGCTGACGCTGTCGCCGGGCGCCGCCACGAACTGCTCCGGCTCGAGGCTGCGGTGCACGCCGTACGGCTCCATGCCGTAGTCGCCGACGCCATAGCCGTCCGCGATCCCGGCCGCAGCACCGACCACGAAATCCAGTGGCGATAGGACGGTCCCGCCTTGGCCGTCCCACACCTGCACCTGGCCGAGCGCCGCCGCCGCCACCCAGCGCCGCATCGCGTTGTCGCGCCAGGCGAGCAGCGCGCACGGCACCCCGGCCAGCGCGATGCCCGGCAACTGCTTCCAGCCGCCGATCGGCATCAGCTCGTTGCCGACCCAGCGCACCAGGCTCATGTCCCACCACGCCTGCCGCGTTTCCTGCGGCGTGGCGCGGCGGCCGGAGCCAGGCGGCAGCGCGAGCGGGATGCGCGGCATGCACTAGGTCTTCTTGGCCGGCTCTGCCCCGCGCTGCGGTGGCTCTGCCCCGCGCTGCGGTGGCTCTGCCCCGCGCTGCGGTGGCTCTGCCCCGCGCTGCGGTCGCTGCGGCTCCTTGGCGTCCGGCTCCGGCTCGTGCGCCGCGGTCATGGTGCCCTGCGTCGCTGGCGCCATGCGCGGAACACCGCTGCTTGCCGCCACCGGCGCGGGCCCTGCCGCGCCCTGCGCTGGCCCGAGCGGATACTGCGCCTGCCGCTCGCGCTCGGCCTGCTCGCGGGTGCGCTGCGCCTCCTGCTCGCGCCGGTCTTCCTCCTCGATGTACTGCCTGGTCGGCTTGTACTCGGGCGCCTGGCCGAGCGACGGGTGCTCGCGCGCCTGGCTCAGAATCTTGTCCTGCTGCTCGCGCGGCAGGGCGAGGAACTGCGCCAGCGTCATGGTGGTGTTGGCCTCGTACTCGTTCGGCTGGGCGCTGTCGGCCGGGCGCGGCACGTCCATCTGATCCGGGAACCGGCGCGGGTTCCACTCGCGCTGCGGCGGCTCCAGCGGCGGGTACGGCGCCGGCGCGCCGCGGCCCTGCAGCACCTGCTGCTCGGTGGCCGCGCCCGGCGGCTTCGGGTCTTCGTAGAACCGGCGCAGCGCCATCGGCGGCGGGTCGGTGTACGGCTGCTGCCCGACATAGCCCTCGGCCTCGACCAGCCTCCCCCCGGTGGGCACTTCGCCCGGACCCGGCCGGCTCTGCGTGCGCTGTGCCGCGTCGGCGCGGCGCCTGGCGTCGATTTCGTCCTGGTTGAGCTGCGGCATTTGGCCCTCCTAGTAGATCACCTGGATTTTGATGATCATGCACATGCCCATGGATGGCTGCACATTGTTGTGCGACCCGTCTGCGCCGCGATAGTTCGTGAAGAAGTCGTGCGTGTGTGACCCGGCCGGGTCGGTCTGCGCCCCGACGTTGCCGATCGCCACCGTGATGCCGAAGCTGCCGCCCAGCGGCTCCGACGCGACCGTCGCTTGCGCGTAGCCGTGGGTATGATCGCCGACCGCGGCCGTGGTGCCGGTGTGATAGTGCGACGGCGTCTCGCCCTCGGTCAGGACGTGCGTGGTCTCGCCCTGGCGGTCGTTCGGCATACCGATCCAGAACCCGCGATGCACCGCGACCCGGCCGCGCATGTCCGGCAGGTTGAACGTGGTCGCCCCGTCGCCGGCGCCGTAGCTGGTGCCGAGCAGCGCGAACAGGTCGGCATAGTCGGTGCGCGAGATGGCGGCGCCGTCGCAGGGCCACCAGCCGGCCGGCGCGGCGTCCACCGGCCAGAACTTCATCGACCCGACCGGCTCGAGATAGTTGCGCACCACGTTCCACAGATTCGCGATGTCGGACGCGCCGCTGCCGGCCGCGAGCGACGCCAGCGCGTCGTCGGCGATCTGCCAGTTGCCGTTCGTGATCGAGCCCCACGTGTCGCGGTCGAGGCCGACCGTGGGCAGGGTGAAGCCATAGTTGGGCGTGGTGGGGTCGGAGCGCGGCGCGGCCCCTTTCTCGTCGGGCAGCCTAGGCATGCGCACCCTCCAGCGTCTCGATGCGGTCGCGCAGCTCACGCACGGCGTTGCAGAGGGCGAAAATCAGCGCCGTGGTGTCGAGCTGGCGCAGATCGGTCACGGCGACGCCGTCGATCACCCCGTCCACCCTCGAGACCATTTCGGGAAAGATGGTCTCGACGTCCTGCGCGATCAGTCCGACCAGGTTGCTGCCGGCGATCGGCGGCGCGGCCGGGACGAGGCTGGCGTTGCCCTTGTAGCTGTAGACCACCGGGACCAGCGCGCACACCGCCTCGAGCCCCTGCGTGTACTCGCCATGCACGGTCTTGATGCGCGCGTCCGAGCTGGCGTTCCAGGCGCCGCCGCCAGGTTTGCTCGCGTTCGCGGAGGCGATCGAGAAGCCGCCGGTGTTGTCGAAGCCGCCGTACCATGTGCTCGGGTTGCCGGCGCTATTGGCGAGCCCGAACGCCAGGAAATTGTTGGCACTCCATAAGCCTTGGATGGCCCCTGTCGTCGGGTCCCAGGAGCCGACGAAGCCGCCGAGGCCGCCGCCGGCCCAGCCGAACGTGCCGAACCCGGCCAGCAGCTGGCCCGCCGTGCTGATCGTGCCGCTGTTGCCGACCGCGACGCCGCCCGCGGTGACTTGCAGACCGTCCGCCAGCGTCACCAGTCCGCTCGAGCGGCTGACGGCAATCGGCGCGTCGATCAGGTTGCCGCCGTCGCCGAATCGCGCCAGCGCGAAGTTGCTGCCGGCGCTGCTGCCGCTCTCGGCGCCGGACCCGGCGTACAGCTTCCAGCGCAGGCTGCCGCTGGACTGGATCAGGATCTGACGCTCGGTTCCGGCCGCGCCGTTGATGGCGGCACTCCCGACCGCGGTGATACCGCCGGCCGTCCACAAATTTCCACCGCCGTCGAGCACGCCGCGTGTGCCGGTGATGGTGCCGAGCGCCGGGTCGGCGCTGCCGAAATTGAGCACCCCGGCGGCGTCGGTCCAGAAGCCGGTATAGCCGCCGTTGACGACGTTCCAGGAGCCGACGAAGCCGCCATTGGCGTCGCCGGCGCGGCCGCACGCCAGGTGCCCGGCCAGCACCGTGCCGGCGGTGGTGATCGGGTTGCCGTTGCCGACCGCGAGCGTGCCGTCCACTTCCAGGTTGCCGGTGACGGTGCCGCCGGCGATCGGCAGCAGCCCGGAATCGATCACGTCGAAATTGGCGTTGAGGTACTCGCCCCAGATATCGGGATCGCCGGCCACCTGCGGCTTGATCAGGCCGAGATTGGGCGTCGTGACCTGATAGGGCGCCGGCGCCGGCGGCGGCTCGTTTGGCCGAGGCAGCGGGGCTGCGCGGCGCCCCCGGCGATCGTTGCCCGGCGCGCGCACGATCACCGGCATAGGCAGCCCCCGGCCACGATCGGCGCCGGCGCGGTCCAGGCGCCGCACCGGTTGTCCTCGCGCAGCCAGGCATAGTCCATCAGTACCGAGGCCCCGAACACCGCGCCGTCCGGCGGGTAGCGGCTATAGAAGCTGTGGCCGTAGGCGCCGAGCCCGTACGGACGCGGGGTACCGGCCGCGATGCCGGTGATGACCAGGTTGCCGGCGCCGATGCGCGCCTGGTCGCCCTCCAGCACCGCGTACCCGGTCGGCACCACCAGGCAGTTCGCCTGCACCGTCCCGTCGCTGGCGCTCAGCACGGTCAAGTAGATCGCCTGGCCCCAGTCGACCGACGCCTGCGGCCACTCGATCGGCAGTTGATTGGCCCAGCGCCCCGGATCGGCGCCAGGCAGGATCAGCGGGCCGGTCGGCACCCGCGCGTAGCCGCGGCCGGCGAACTCGAGCGCCGGATTCGGCGGCTGCGCCAGCGCCGAGGGACCGATCGCCAGCGTCAGCAAGAGGTTGAGACCGCTCACAGCGGGCGCCGGTAGCGCTGCACCAGGCGCGAGCCCTGGCTGCAGGCGCGCTCGTGCTCGAGGTTGGCGCGGTAGATCGCCGCCTGATAGCCCTGCGAAAACACCTGCATGCGGTCGGAATCGCGCAGGAACGGGGTCGCGTGCTGCAGCGCGGCATAAAGGTACGTGTTCGGATACAGCGACAGCACCGGCGTGGTGTCGGTGTCGTTCGGCCCCAGCGCCTGCCGCGAAAAGTAGCTCATTTCGATGTAATACGGTTGCCACTGCGCCGCGCTTGCGGTCGCAGGGTCCTGCGCCGCGCTTGCGGTCGCAGGGTCCGGCGGCAGGGCGATCGGCCAGATTTCCAACTGGTTGCCGACCACGGTAAACCAGCGCGGGCCACCGGCGTCGCAATAGCCGCCCGGCGGGTCCATCGCGTAGACGCCGGCGCCATTCCACGTCACCGCGTCGCCCATCTCGCGCCGCGGCTGATAGATCAGCTCGCGCCCGACATAGGACGGGACCGGCGAGGGCGCGGGCGGCGCGGCCACCCGGATGTCCAGCGCCTCGATGTAGTCGCACGGCAGCATCACGTACTGCCCGTCCACCGGCTGCGTCGCCCGCGTCACCATGCAGCGCGCGCGCAAGTCCAGGTTCACGTCGCCCTCGCCGAGGCTGATCCAGGCGCCGATCACGTCGATGCCGGAGACCGGCGGCCGCACCGACGCGCGATGCACCCAGGAGAGGATCGCCGCGACCAGGTCGCTACGTGTCATCGAAGCCTCCGCGAGAGACCTCCCCCTTCAGGGGGAGGAGGGACAGCGGGGCGAGCGCATGCTCGCCGCTCTTGCTTGCCGCAACGAAGCCTGTCTATACTTGAGGGATGAAGCTGGTGGCCGCCGT